GTAAGAGCAAGAGATACTTGGAATACTTCAAATGCAGTTAATATATCAACAGAATATACACAAGTAAACTATAACAATACAATAATTAAACCAGGACAATTTGTATATGTATGGCTATATTTTGATTACTATAGACCACTAAACATAAGCTTTGATTGGCCTAATTTCTTTGCGAGGTTCGGATAAATGAATATATGGAAATGGTTTAAGAATGGTAAGAGGCACCTTAAGACAGGAGATTTGTTTACCTTATGGGGTAGTGGAATATTCTTAGGAACGTTGATAGGACAATACCTACAAATTCATTGGAGCATACCATTGTTACTATTTATAATAATGATTTACTTTCCATTAAAGGAGATGATGAAACAATAAAATGGCTGTAAGAAGAGGAACACACAAAGGGGGTAGGATGAAACCAGCATTTAGAAATATCCCTTTAGAGACAGTTATTATGGAATTAGATAAAAAACAAATTAAGATGGATATGTAAGGGGGAAAAATAAATGGCATTATTACAAGCAAGAAATTATTATTTAATAGGGAACTATACTCAGATAAAAACAGATGTATCAGCTTCAGGAACATCTATTGATGTAGATTCAACACAAGGCTTTACTGCAAATGATTGGGTGGTAATAGGAACACCTGGAGAAGAAGGAACTGAGATTAAACAAGTAACAGCAATTACTGATGGAGATACTTTAGCTATTACTGCTTTAGCTTATGCTCATACAGCAGATGCACCAATATATGTTATACCTTATAATCAAATTGAGTTTAGTAGAAGAAGTTCAAGTGGTGGAAATTCAGAAGTAATAACAACTAAGACTATGCAATATGAGGAAGGGGATTATACATTACATGATTATCCAAATGCCTCAACATCTGATTACTATGTATTTAGATATAGGAATTCTACAACATCTAATTACTCAGAGTATACATCTGAGTTTCAGATACCTACATTTTATTGTACTGTAGATGATGTAGCAGATTACTTAGGTGAAGATATTAGAACTGATACTGACCCATTAGTTTATGATCAAGTGGCTAAGGTAATAAGAAACATTACAGAACAAATTGATTTAGAGACTAACTCAAGTTTCAAATCAAATACTATCTCAACATCTACCTATGAATATATTGATGGTGTTGGTGGTGTAATGACTGTAGAGGGTGTTGATTTGTATAGAACACAATATTGGTTAGATAATAAACCAGTAATATCCGTAGAGGAATTATCTGTAACATCAGCTTCAGATACAACTAACTCACCTACATGGACAGAACTTACTGAAGATGAAGATTATTATTTAGATAAGAAAACTGGAAGATTTGATATTGTAACAAGTACAAGTTTTCCACCTAAAGGTAATAAGAGGATAAGAGTTGCTTATACTTATGGAAGAGGTACAGTTCCATATGATATAAGAAAGTTAGCTGTGTTTATGGTTATTAGGGATTTAGCAATTAGTGGTGCTGGTGCAAAACTAATTGAGAAAGGAGATGCTTATGATAGGTCTCAATTACAAGTTCTTAATCCACAAATAGAAATGATTATCAACAGGTATAGGCAGTTTAGTATGAATATTACATAATATTTATAAAGTAATATACATATTATTATAGTGATCACCTCTTTTTTCCCATCAAGATTCTTCGGGGTCTTTTTGGGTTTTAAAATCCTAAGGGAGAAACTCTGTCTTACGAGACAAACTTAAAATGGTGAATGAAGGAATAGCACAAAGTGCTACAGTTGATAGAACCAAACTTCTTAGTCAATCTTATGCTAACATTTATAATTTAATTAATACACGAAGTAATATCGCAGATCCAAAGGGTGCTTCTAAAAGAACATTTGTTTATACAAGAGAACCTCATGTTCAAGGTAGAGGATTTAGTTCTGAGTTATTTCCATTTATAGTTCTTAAGAAACCTATGATTGACTTCTCTGAATTTAGTGTAAGTGAAACTAAATCAAGAGTTGTTGGTGAATTAGTATGTGAAGTTTATAGTTCTGATGAGATGAGTGGTTATCATAAGAATAAAGGTAATGCATACTTTAATCAAATCGTTGATGATTTATTTGAAACAATAAATAATGTAACTAATAAAACAACACTAAGAGCCTATGCAGAAGGTGGAATTAACATTAACACCGACGACATGGATGATATTACATTTAATAATAAAACAATATTCTTTGGTAGGTTTACAATATCATTTGATTTAAGAATGGTGGTGAGTGCATAATGGTTATTTCTGTTAAGGTAATAGGTGTAGGTGAAGTTGATAAATTTCTAAAAGGATTACCAAAGAAAACACAAAAGGTAGTTGGTAAAGGAATACAAGGGTGGGGTAAGAATGCAGAGAGTAATTTTAAGTTATATTCTACAAAGGTTGGTGGAAGAAAAAGTTTCTTTAGTGGAGATCTTTACCAATCTATTAAATGGAGAAGAAGAGGGTTATCAGGATTCTTAGAGATGTCTGAGGCTGGTTTTGCATTAGACCATATGAAACCACATTGGGTTGCATTAAAGAAAGGAAGAAAGATAACTGAGTGGGCTGTAGATAAAGGTTTAGCAAAATTAGGGCCTGGTGGAAAAGGTATAACTGACATTTATCCTGTTACTAAAAAATCAATTTATGTAGGGCCACATCCTTGGATTGAAGCAGGTAGACAAAAGGAATTTAAAAAAATTAATAGGTTCATTAATAGAGAACTTAAAAAAATTAAGGAGATATAAAATGAAATACAAAAATGTAACAAAAGATGTATTGAAGTTTAGAGCTTATAATACTAAAATGGAAAAGGTAGTGTTCGTTATTGAACCTGGAAAAGAGATTAAATTAGGAAAAGAAATGAAATTGGGTGGAATGGAAAGAGTTCCAGAAAAGGCAAAGAAGAATTCAGGAGGTAAAGAATAATGGCATTTCCAGACGCATGGGAAGAGGTAGCACTCGTCTCAGTAACAAGATTTGGTTCATCTGCAGGTATTAGGGCAGCAGCTCAATTTGCAGCAATAACCGAAACAATAGATATTAGTGAACCTGACTATCCTGGTGAAGGTGTACCAAGTATAGCAGGTGGTAGAATATGGAAACAATCACCACAAGAAGATGGAGAGATAACTTTAGAATTATATCCAATACAAGCAAGTGCAGGAGACGCAGAAAATAATTTAGGATTGTTTCAACAATTTGTGGGAACTGTTTCAGACGCTGCATATGATACTGCAGAGCCTATAGCAACTACTACAACTTGGACAGCAGGTATCTCAAGAGAAAGAAGTAGATTTAGAGTTACTGTTCTTTGGACAAACGATAATGTTAGTGGGACACCACCTTCAACTGCAGAAGCAGCAACAGATGCTTCATCTGATTCATTGAGATTTAGTGCAATGGGTTGTAGAATCATATCACATAAGACAAGTTTTACTGATGGTATAGTTAAGACAACTGTAACATTCAAGTTTCCTGCAATGAATAAAGCAGGAGATACAATGATGTTCAGATGGGAATCTGCAGCACAAACAGCATTAGTAGCAATACCAGTATATGACGACGAAGATAGTTGGTCATAATTAGGGGGATAAGAAAATGGCAGGAACATTTCCAAGTGCATGGGAAGAGGTAGCAATAGTTTCTATTGCAAAGACAGGTGGTACAGCTTATCAATTTGCTGCGATCACAGAAACAATAGATATATCTGAACCGGATTATCCAGGAGAAGGAATAGCTAATATGGCTGGTGGAAGAATATGGAAACAAAGTGCTCAAGAAGATGGTGAGTTAACTTTAGAGATATATCCTTTGAATTTAGATACAACTGGTGGTGTAGGTTTATTCCAAGAGTTTAATGGTGGAACATGGGATACATCACAACCTTTAGCTAATGATGTAGCTTGGCCAGTAGGTATTAATAGAGCAAGAGATACTTTTAGTATGGCTGTAATGTGGACAAATGATACTTCACAAACAAATGCTTTTGCAACAACTACTGGAACTGATTTTACAGCTCTAAGATTTAGTGCAAAGCTTTGTAGGATTATAAGCCACAAGACAAGTTTTACTGATGGTATAGTTAAGACAACTGTAACTCTTAAATTTCCAGATATGAATAAAGCTGGAAGTACAAAACAATGGTTATGGGAATCTACAAATGATACAGATACATCTGCATTACCAGCAATAACACCATAAAGAAATGGATATAAATAATATTAAAGAAAAGGTTGACGGAAAAACTACCTTGTTTATAGGTAGGATTCCTGAAAAGACAAAGACTCGATTTAAAGAGATAGCTAAAGCTGAGTTCATGGATGACTTTGGTATGCTCCTTAAAAAAATGGTTGATGTTTATGATGGCTTTTACCCTTCTGGAAATGAAGAGGTAGAAGCTAAATTAAATTTTCTTGCTGATGAAATATCATCAATTAAAAATAAATTAAAAGAATCAGAAGAGGAACCAGAAGAAGGTAGAAAAACTTTATCTGGTAGAAGAATAGGAGGGAAAAAAAATGAGTAAATTTACTAAACATTTGGGAAAACCAATTAAGAAAATAATTGATGGTGAGGAGTTTGAATTCAAACCATTAAACATTGATAGCCTTCAAGATTTTTTGTTGGTTATGGGTTCGTTCGGAAAGTATACTGAAAAGGAATTACAAGATAATCCAACCAAGGCTGTTGAATCTTTGGATGAAAAAACTTCTGATAAGTTAAAGAGGTTAATAACGGAAACTCTAAAGGTATCTTATCCTGAAGAAAACGAAGAAGATAGAAAAGCGTTTGCATTAAAACACTTTATGGTATTAATGGAAGCTTTGTTTGAGGTTAATGATTTCGGTGGAAGTAGTAATATAGAGATGAAAAAAAAGATAGAAGAAATTAAAAGAATAAGAAATGAACAAACTACAAGCGATTAGATCAAGAGTAGGTGGTGGTATAGGTATTAAGGACAAAGTAAGTGATGAAGATTTAATAGGGGTTAGACACCTTTTCATGAGAAGATATGGGTGGATGTCTATTGAAGAATTCAGAAAAATAACTATACCAGAACTCTTTGGTTTACTTGAACAATTTGATAGAGAAAAGAAAGAAGGAGAAAAACAATCTAAAAAGATGAAATCAAAAAATAAAGGAATGGGGAGGAGAAGATAATGGCAGGAGCATTTGGAGGGGTTCGGTCAAAGAATATTATAATAAACATAATTGCAAATATAAAAAGTTTTAGAAAAGGTATGCAGAAAGTAAATAAAGATTTAGATGATCTTAAAAAAAATGTTAAAGGAAATATTACCTGGGGAAATAGATTAGGTAAGACAATGGGTGTAATGGGACAGAAGTTCCAAGCTTGGGCTTTAGGTATTATGTTTGGAGGTATGGCAATTCAAAGAGCCTTTGGAAATATATTAAAGAGTGGTGTTGATACTTTTTTAAAAATAGCAGAATCAAATAATTTTGCTAATACAGCTATACAAAGATTTAATGCTTCTATGACTTTTCTTAAGTTTAGTGTGGGTGAAGCAATGAATAAGTTTCTTGAAATGAATCCTCAATTAGAAGATATGATTCATAGCTTTGGTATTTGGATACAAAGGAATAAAGAATTGTTTGCAAGATTTGTAATCTTAGGTTTTGTTATAGGAACTCTTCTGATGGTTGTTGGTATGTTTGTATTATTCATATGGGGTCTTATTGGTGCAATGATATCTTTAAATACAGTTGCAGGAATTTTAGGTGTATCTATGTTAGCTGCATTTGGAATTATTATTGTAGTTGTTATTGTAGTTATAGCTATTGTTGCTCTTCTAACTTTTTTAATAATTAAATATTGGGATCAGATAAAAGCATTTTCCATTAAAGTTTGGGAGAATATCAAAGACCGTTTTATTAAGGCATTTACAACGATTAAGAATTTTGTTGCTACAGTATTTGGTTGGATTAAAAAACAATATGATCGATTTTTAAAACCAATTTTTGATGCTGTAGATAGGTTTGCATCTAAAATGACTGGAGGTAATAAAAATAGTGGTAATCAAGGTGGTGGGAATGTAATTGGTTCAAGAGCAAGAGGTGGATACATAAGTCAAACAGGACCTTATCTATTACACTCAGGGGAAACAGTTAATCCTGCAGGTGGTTCAACAAATTTTGGAAGTGTAAATATTACAGTTAATACTACAGGGGGTGTAGATGCCTCTGCTGTTGCCGATAGGCTAATGAAAGAAATAAAGAGATATACTAACATATATCCAAGGTAGGTGAAATAAAATGACAGATGGAATATTTTTAACAAACTCTGCTGTGAACAGTGGAACTGCTGTTAGTTTGAATAGCAATAGCTTTACTTATGCATGGGGGAATATAATAAAGAAAGACCCTGTTCCAGGGAAGTATGATATTGTAGAAGTAGACTTTGCAGGTTGGGAAAACCCAGTAATAAAGATAGGAGGAGTTATAGAAGAGGGTGCAGGTTCTAATGAGATTACAGAAATTTTATTAAAACAATTTGCAAGAGCATATACAACACAGACTTATTTAACAGTTGTATATGGAAATAGTTCTACCTCATTTACTGGTAGTGATGGGTCTACTACAACTATTCCCATTATTATAGAGGATTTTAAAATAAATATGAATGCTACAACAGAAAAAGGTTCTGTCTTAGATTATGATATAACCTTAACAGAATCAAAGGAAGAATAATGTCGTACATGAATAAAGAAGTAAGAGTATATAAGAAGTTAGCTAGTGGAATTTGGAGTGTAGAATATAATACACTTGATGATGCAAGAAATTTAAAGATAAGATCTATCGTTGGTTCAGGTAAGGATAGTTTTGATTTTGCTATAACCAATACTAAGAATAGGTTATTTGAATCTTTTAAAAATGGGAATGGTTCTACTACTTCATTTACTTTAAAATGGGCTTATCCAACTGAGTGGACTACTGATGAAATAAATGATAAATTTAAAATTGATGTTTATGAAAGTGGAGTTTGGGTATCAAAGAATTATACTTCAGGAACTCCAAGCACAGGAGAGTTTGGATTAGCTGTAGGGACTACATTAACCTTGGGAGATACAGTAGCTTCTGGAACTAGGAACATAAGAATAAGGTATTCTTTAATGGAAGCAGATGATAAAATAAGAATTTATATATGGAAAGATGTAGAAACACTTCCTTCAGGAGATACTGCTTTAATGTTAGAAGGAACTATTACTGAACCAAGAGGTAGGATGAGTGATTCTGGAAAAGATTTTAGTGTATCAGGATATACTATGTTTGAGAATTTAATGAGTGGACAAACATTTGTAGCAAGAGATGCAACAAGGACACAACCTCATTTAATATTACAAACAGCGATTTCTAATTTAAATAAATTAATTGCTCCTAATTCAGAAACTTCAAAAAGGATATATGGACAAGATGCTACAGAGTGGAGTCAATTAAGAAATCCAACTACCAAAGCTGATGGAAGTACAGCTTTCCCAACTAAAGATTATGTTACAGATTACAAAAGAGTTTATGAAATTGTGGAAGAATTATCTGGTAGTGAGTATACAGGAGATGGACAATATATTTATTATGTTATCTTTAGAAATAATAGGTTTGAATTTATATGGAAACCAAAGTCAAGAGAATGGGATAGTTCAGATAATATAACTGAAGGAACATTAGTAACAAATGCAAACTCAAGGAAATCTACTGATGATGTTTGGAACATGGTTATATTTAATTGTGGTAGATCTCCTAAAGGAATTCCTGTTAAAGATTATGTATTCTCTCCAGGAAAGGTTGGTGGTGGTGGAGCTATTAAAGCTAAGTATATGACTAAAGAAACAATGCAAATTACAAGTCAAATAATAGATACAGAATATCAACAGAATCCTACAAAATTTGATAATGATGGTGGAACACCTGCAAATAGAGTAGATTGGTTTCCTAATAGTTATGATAATGGTGGAGGGATATGGACATTTCAATTTAATGCTATAAATGATGATGGAGAGGATACAGGGAGTAAAGCTACTTGTACTACTGCTAATACCTGGAATGAAGAAGTAGTTAAGAGAGCAAGGTATGAGGGTAAATTTAAAGCACAACAATTCCTTACTTTATTTCAAAATCCACGATATAAAACAGAGGTAGATATTAAGTTAGACAACACACAAATCATTGGAAAGATTATGAGAGTTCAATTACCATACTTTGGGATTATAGGTACTGATGGAAGTGGAAGTTTAATTCGTTTAATGCAAGTAGATCATGATATATTTCAAACAAGATTATACTTAGAGGAGGATGAGGATTTAGCTGAAACCACATATACATAATGGCAGAAGAACAAGAGTTTGGACAATTAGTAGGAGGAGGAATTAATGTAGCAGAGAAGAGTGAGGCAGAGACAGCTGGAACAAATACTTTATTCCTTTCAATTAATTATGGTATTAGATTAAAGAGTACAAGAATTAAAGTAGAACAAAGAAATATTGGGGGTGATGTTTTAATTTGGGGTAGTGGAGATTTTGGTTTATGGGGAACATATAAGTGGGGTTCAGCACCAACAAATTCATTTATATTAGGACACATAAGTGCAGGTGTATTAGGTACTGCACAATTAGGTAGTAATGTTTCTTCATGGGGAACAGTTGAAACTATCTATGATGAACAAACTTTAACAGATAATGGAAGAGCAGAGGTAGTTAAATTTTTAGATTCAGATGCTACAGTTAAATATCCTGATAGCCTTATTGTTGGTACAGATTCAACAGAATTTAATTCAACAGATTCAACATTAAAAAAACCTGTGGGTGTTCAAGATAGTTGGTCAACAGATGTAGTTACAAATAAAATAGCTACCTTTATAGGGAGTATAAATTCTGTAAATAATTTAAATGGATCTACAATTAAAGAAGTAGGATTAACAAGAGCTGGTACAGAAAAGGTAACACTTGATACTGATGCAGGACAATCGGAGGCAAATATAGCAATTTAAAATGGCACTAAAATCTTATTGGATGTCTGGAACAATAACCTTAAGTGGAACTCCTGTTAGTGGAGCTACTGTATTTTTTTATAATTCTAATCAAGATGATAGTTGGTCTGTTACAACAAATTCAAATGGTAGATACTTATATGATTTAGCTAACAGGGATGATTATTCAGATGGTGATGTTGTAACTGTTGTAGCTTATATTCCTTTATTTACAAGGCAATTAATTACTTCATTACCTACAAGTTCAGCAACTGAAACAAGATTTACAATAGATATAACTTTAAGTAATAATTCTATAGGAACAACTTTAGTTCCTGATGCTGGTTTAAATGAAGTTAGGGATTGGTTGGGTGGAAGTTCAGCTACTGCACCAACACATATAGAATGGAATGATGCTACAGGATTACCAATTTCCACAGATACTTATTCTACTTGGGATACAGGTAGTTCAAATGAAGAAAGAAATGCTGTTACTTCTAAAACTTCAACAACATATAGCATTACATATAAAGGAACTTTACTTGCTTCAGAATTAGATGGTGTTGATGTAACTAAATCTGGATTATTTAATGCAGCTTCAGATGGAACTATTTATGCCGAGATATTATATGGGGCTATATCAAAAACAACTACATTTCAAGTAAGAGAGGAGGACACTATTACTATTAGTTAATCTTTATATAAAAGAGTAGGGGGATATATACAATGGAAGATACAATAAAAGTAAGAAAAAAATTATCAAGTCAAGCTATGGCTGTAATTGATAGCATACCAAATTTTAATGTAGAGGCTTTTTTTAAATGGTACTATGAGAGTAGTGCTAATGTTCCAGGTGGTGGACATGTTTTACAATATTTGATATACCTTAAAGCTAAGAAAGATAAGGAGGTAAAAGATGGCAACACTAAAAGTTGATTATTCTGATGGTGATATTTGGTATGCTGGTAATGACTTAGAAGCTCAGAGTGGGATTAATGCTGTGGCTACTCAAATTAATACTAATACTACAAACATTACCTCTAATGATACTGATATTGCTAAAGTAAATTCCGCATTGGGCGGTAGAGAGACAGTAACAATTGCACAAGATCAATTTAGTATAAATTATTCTATAAAATCATTTACAAATACAACTTTTATTAAAACAGTAAATAGTGCAACTTATACAGGAACTTTATCATCTGGTAATATTGCATGGAGTGTTGTTGATGATCAAGTAACAAACCCAGAGCACATGGCCCAAGCAGATGATGATGTTACAGATATAATTATTATGAAAGGAGATGGGTATAATAGTTTTTCTACAAATAGTGGGGGAAGTTTTACAGCATCATCTACTATTCCAGATAATGTAATAGCTATTAAAGGTTTAAGTTATGCAACAGGTGGAGCTGTAGCAGTATGTGTTGGGGAAGCAAATAGTTTAAGAGGTGCATGGTATACAAGTAATGGTGGAGCAGATTGGGCACAAGCAACATCTGGAGCAGCACATTTTATTTGTGTTGATATGTTTAGTGCAACAACAGGATTTGCAGTAGATAATTCTGGTAATGTATATAAAACAACTGATGGTGGAGAGGGATGGGATGATACTGGAGGAAATGTTAATGGTGATGAAAGAAATATCATAGCATTAACAGCTACTACATATGTAACTCTTACTACAGATGGCAACATATATACTGGAAGTGGAGGAACAGCAACTCAAAGAATTGTTTTTAATTATTCACACGCAAGAGTATCTGAAATATTAAAATTAACAAATGGAAATCTCTATTATGCAGTAATGCCTAATAGTACAGCTACAGTGTTTTCAAGTATTTTATTATGTAAATCAACAGATAGTGGGATTACTTGGAGTGTAAAAAATATAGCAGCAAGTGGAGCAGGACTTCAAGACTGGAATACAAATTATCAAAATGATTACATAGCAGAGTATGATACAAATAAAATAATAATATTAACAGGTAGAGCAATATATACCTTGGATGAATCAGCATAAGGAGGAAATAAAAAATGACATTTAGCGTAACAAACACATTCAGTAATGGTGATGTAGCTGATGCTACAGAAGTTAATGTTAACTTTACTGATATTGAAAATGAATTAAATTTAACAACAGCTACAGGTAGTTTAGCTATAGAACATAATGAAATCTATACAGCTCTTGGTGGAAAAGAGATAACAACTTTCTCAGAGAGTCATTATACAGATACATTAGATATATTTGCTTTTACTGCAACAACTTTTATTAAATTTGAAAATAACATAACTTATACTGGAACTTTATCAGCAGGACATATTACATGGAGTACTGTAGATGACCAAATATCAAGTCCATTACATTCAGCTCAGGCAGATGATGATGTTACAGATATAATTACTATGAATGCTACAGGTATAGCAAGTTTTTCTACAAATAGTGGTGAAAGTTTTACAGCAGCAAATGATAATCCAGATAATGTATCAGCAATTAAAGATATAAGTTATGCAACTGGAGGAGCAGTAGTTGTAGCAGTAGGTGCAAATGATGGAGCAAATTCAGGAATATGGTATTCATCTGATGGAGGAGATAATTGGACTCAATCATTAACAGTTACTGGGGCTATGACTTGTGTAGATATGTTTAGTGCTACAACAGGATTTGCAGTATCAAATAATGGAAGTGTTTGGATTACAGTGAATGGTGGAGAAGATTGGACAGATACAACTGCAGATGTAGGGGGAGCAGGAGCACAATCTATTATATCTTTATCAGCAACTACTTATGTAACTTGTCGTGAAGGTAATGTTTGGACAGGAACAGGTGAAGGAGCAGGACCTTCTGGTTCAACAACACAAAGAACAAGTTTGGTATATGGTGGTAGTGTATATATATCTAGAATTATAAAGGCAACAAATGGTAATTTATATTTTACAGCAGTAGCAGATAGTGGGCCAGCTGCTTTTTTTGGGATAAATTTACACAAATCAACAGATAGTGGGATTACTTGGTCTGTTAAAAGTATAATGTCTAAAACAGGTTCAAGTTTTGACCATGGTTCAAGTTTTGCCTTTTTTGGTTTAACAGAATATGATACAAATAAATTATTAGCCGTTGCAGGACAAACTATATTAAATTTGGATGAATCAACTTAAAATGGATAAAAAATACTACAAGAAATTATGGAGTGTAGCATTAATCTTATTGGGTGCATACTTAATTATTGAACACATATTAGTATGGGGTCAATTAGACTTCATGGATTTCTGGGGACATGAGTGGTTAGGTTTTATTTTAATTCTAATAGGAATTATAGTTAATACAAACTTCAAAAAAATAGGTGAGGGTTTATGAATAAGAAGGAGGAGGGACAGATTTTAGATTTAACCAAAGTTGTATACGAATTGAAAGGTTTAGTAGAACAAGGTAGGGAAGAAAATAAAGAGGCTCATAGAAAAACTGATGAACATTTTGAGAAACTAAATGGTACTGTTGAAAAACATTCTACATTTATTGATTCAATGAAAGGTGGATTAAAATTATCTGCTTGGTTGTTAGGTAGTGGAATTGTAGTAACCCTAATATATATTTTTATAATTTAATATAATGATGAGAAGCTTTACACTTGAGACAAGATTTGAGAAATTAGAGAGTTTAAAGAGGGTGAGGAATCTTATGTTAAGTAAAATTTCTTGGAGTTATCAGGTTGCAGCAAAAGAATCTTGGTCTTATGCTTATTCATTATACAAAATTATTGGTAAGAATGAAATAAGAAGTTGTAAGTATGCTAACAATCAATTAAGAAAATATTTAAAAACTATAGGGGGTAAATAAAATGAAAGATAAAGAATGGTATATGAGTCGTACTGTATGGGCTGGTGTAATTATAGCTGTTTATGGTATAGTATCTTATTTCGGTGTTGACTTACCAACAGAGTTAATTATATCTGTAGCAAGTGGCTTAGGTATTGTTGGACTTAGAGGCGCATTGAAGTGAGTAACCAACACAAACACAATAACCTTGTAGATAGAGTCGCAAGACGACTCCACTACAAAGGATATTCTGTTGAGAAAGGCTATATATATAACAATGGTGAATTAGATATTAAAGTTATTAGAAATGGTTTCACAAGGTACTATGAAATCAAAGGTAGAGATAGTAAAAAAGCACATCAACACGCAAGAAATCAAATGTATAAATTCTTACACACTTACCCTTTTAAAGATAGGGATAATACTAAAGGTGGTAAATGTATCTATGTTGGTCAAAGAAAAGATGGAACTTTACATGTAAGTAGATACAGGGGGAAAGAAGATTAAATTAGGAATGGATATAGATTCTGTAATAACAGAGATTAATCCAGTTATTTTAGATAAACTTAATACACATAATGGATTGGTTTTAGAGATAGAAGATATAGTAATATATAACTTACCTAAATTGTATGGAGTTAAGAGGGATGTTTTTAATTCAATTCTAAAAGATATTGATTATGTAAATTTACCTGCAATAGTAGGATCAATTTATTCTTTACATAGATTACCTTTAGAGGGATATGAGATTCATTTAATATCACATAGAGATTGTAGACAAGGATTAAAAGAAGAGACAGAACAATGGTTTAAAAATAAAGGTGTTCCTAAATATAAAAGTCTTACATTAACAGAACATAAAGTTCAAAGAGCAAAAGAACTTGAACTTGATATGATGATTGAGGATTCACCTAAACAAGCTATGGATTTTGTTAATAATAATATTCCTATAATTCTTTTTGATTATCCTTACAATAGAAATATAGAATCTGATTTAATATATAGAGTTTCAGGTTGGACTGAAGCAAGGGAGGTAATAAATGATTACTCACGAATTAAAAAGAGACAGGGCTAAAGAGATGAGTAAAGAATCTTTTAATGCCTTTAAAGAACAATGTTGGGAAAAGTTAGAAGAGGGTAGAAAGAAGTATGGTGATAGTTTTAATGATAAAGATATTAGAGATGAGCTTATAGGAGAGTTGATTGATGTTGCTAACTATGCCTATATGTTAACATTAAAAGTTAAGAAAATGGGGGTAGGGTAAATGGTATATAGAAAATTTACAGATGAGGAATTAGGTTTAATTAAAGAGAAATTAGATGAGGGGATGGTAATAAGAGACATACATAAACAATTCTTTTCATATAGAAGTTTAGCAGGTATTAAAGCTAAAATTAAAAGAGATGGACTTAAAGTAGCTACCCCAGTTAATGAATCAGGTTTAATTCATAAACCAGATAGGCTTGATAATTTACTTGTTAAACATGATTTATCCGAGGATGAATTAATGAAAGTTCTTAAGACAAAAGAATATATTAAACCCACTAATAAGATTGCAGATATAGATTATGGAAGTGGACATGTTAAGTTTGCAGTTATTTCTGATACACATATTGGTAGTATTTATTTTCACGAGAAAGATTTACTACAAACTTTTAAGAAGATTGAGAAAGAAAAGGTAGATTTTATCATACATCCAGGAGACCATGTTGATGGATTTTATGCACCACATAGAATGCAACAGCTATGGGAACTTGAAGACTTAGGATATACTCAACAAATGAATCATGTATTAAAGTTATACAAAGAGGCTCCAAACAAAATATTTGGTATTGATGGAAACCATGATGATACTTATGTTAGACTTGTTGGTGCCATTATTGGTGAAGAATTAGAGGATAAATTAGGTAAAGATAATTTTGAACATTTAGGTAAGGGTGAAGGACATATTAAATTAGGAGATATGATAATTCAAATAAGACATCCTGGAACAGGAAGTGCATATGCATTAAGTTATCGTTCACAGAAATATGCAGATAGTATTACTGGAGGAACTAAACCTAATATGAGTATAACTGGACATCATCATAAATTCTTTTACATGATGTATAGGAATATATTAATGCTTGAGGCTGGAACACTTTGTTCTCAAACAAGATTCCAAAGAGATAAGGAACTTGCTAACCATAAAGGATTTAGTTTTGTTGAATTAAAATATAACAAGAAAGGGATAACTAGGGCCAAGATTGATTGGATACCTATGTATGAATAATGTCATTATTTAATATGTTAGATATAGAAAATATAACATATCTGTATGAAGATGGTTGGGATATTAATATAATACTTGATAAATTAACTATAAATAAAGGACTCTGTAAACCAGATGTTCTTGAGATAGAAATATATCCTATGAATATTAGAGACCATGTTGATTACAATGCAACAATAGCTCATGAATTAATACATGCAATTCATCCAAATATTAGTGAGAGGGTTGTAGAACATCAAGGAATATTAGTAGCTGCAACAAACATAGAAGTTTTAGTTTATGCAAGAAGTTTATTTGAGGTACCAAGTTACAATGAAATATTTAGTTTTAACAATCCTACTTAGTGTATTAGCAATAACACTATTTGGGAATGTACACAATGGTTGGGGAAGACCAATAGAGGATGTAGATATAGTTATTGTTGCTTACTATCCAGAAAGAAGAGATCCAAGTTTAAGATTTACAGAAACAGATGAATGTGGTAATTATAGAACAAAATTAGCTCCAGGATTTTCAGACTTAGAATATTGGGTTATGAAACCTTGGGGTAGAACTATTGCATTTAGATGGATAAGAAATCCTGGAACTAATTCTATAAGACAAGACTTTACAATAGAAAATAGAAGGTTACTTCCTAATAGAAACACTCTATGATAACTTAAAAGTAATGTTGATTAAAAATCGCGAAAACTTTATAAAGGAAAGAGGTTACATAAGTAACCTATGGAGTACAACACAATAAAAATAAAGAGGCCATTATACAATTTCTTTAAAAAAAAGAAGAAACACCCTCGAGAAAGTTTTCATGATGTTGTAGAGAGATCCATAAAAAAGAGGGGGAAAAAATGAATAAAGGATATGAAAAAGTAACAATGTCTTTACCAAAAGATATTATTTTAGAAGTTAAAAAAGAAGCATATGAAATAGGTGGAACTTTTAGTGGATATGTTAGAATTAGCTTACATGGATATGTTAGAATTAGCTTACAGGAAAAATTAAACAATAGGAGGGGGGAAAAAAATGAATGGAAAAGTAAAATTTTTTAATGAACAAAAAGGGTTTGGATTTGTTGAGGGTGAGGATGGTACTGATTATTTTATACACATATCACAATTACCACCAGGAATTAATAACTTAGATGATGGTCAAGAGGTATCTTTTGATACAACAAGAACAGAGAAAGGTGAACAAGCAATTAAAGTGGAGCTTGTTCAATGAGTTTAAGTGAAAAAGAATCAACTGACGGAGAATTTAATAAAATATATTTTGCTAATGATGTAAAAGAGTTCATCAAGAGATTAAAAGATATGTTAGATAGTAAAGGGGTACCAAGTCAAAGATTATTTGCAAAAGTTAAATATGAAAGATTTGTATTAGAGAAAATAGATAAACTTGCAGGAGAGAAATTCAAATGAGTTGGTATGCAATTATGGAGATGGATAAAAGAGAATTAAGACGTTCACTAAAAGCTGTGGTGGCTCTACAAAAAAAGAAAATGTAAAAAAGGCTTTTGCACCAGAGAATCATCAATGGTTATTGGCTAAAGATAATTTAAGTAAAGGAAGTTCATATTTACCAAAAGCTGTAGAGCATAGTACTAAGGGAGGAACTGAAAGATGGAACAAGAAAAAACCAATAACCTAGAAGTAGGTGCATACGGTAATCTAAACACAGCAGACAGAAATCCAAGCATTAAGTTTGAGGTTAATACACCTGTTGTTGTTCAGATGGACTGCGAACAACCAAGAGAAATAAACTCTGCTAATGGAGTATTTTATGTATTTAATGTACTTCTTGAGGGAGAACAGAGGGATATAGCAACAAGTGCATACACTTTGTTGAAAGGATTTAAGAAGATGGAACCCTTTGTTGGGAAAATCCTTAAAATAACAAAAGTTATGGAAGGTGCTAAACAATTATTTAAGGTTGAAGAGAACGCAATAGCTCAGAAGGTAACCCCTTCTTAGCTTTTTAATATGAAAGAAATAGAATTAGGTCAAGAAAAAGAAACAACAATAATATGTGGTTCACATAATAAAATTATTATTGAAAAACTATATGGACCTACTGATGCTGATGATATAGTAATAGTATGGGGAGAGGGTGATTGGAAAATCACAAGAGTAAAATGAGTACACTAAAATATTTAGAAAAACTAAGAGATCAACATATGGTTTACATTGAGATTGATAAGGTGATAGAATTATTAAAGGGGGAATAAAAAAAAGAATGGTAAATGTTGTAACAATAGAAACAATTCAAGAAATGGTGAGGAAAAAAATTGAGGGTGATTCAATTTCTGCAGAACAGCTTGAGCCTATGTATGAGTACCTTAAGCTTAAACAAGAGATTCTGGATAAACCACCAAATGAGCTTTATAGAACAAGAAAACTTGATGAAGGATATGTTAAACAAGTTAAATGGTATTTAAAGAATATATTTAATTCAAAAGATGTATCCAAATTTAGATTACCTAAAGAAGTACATCCAGCAGGACAAGTTCAAATGGGTTTTGTTATAGAACCTATTGGAAGAGGAGTTTATCTGTATAACTGGTTAGGGATGAAAGGAAAGGTTCATTCATATACACCTGAGGGAATGCAAACAAGTTATGTTGATGTTGGTTATGAGAAAATAGCTATTAATGGTAATACAATTAAGAAGTTTTGTTATAAAAGTATGCCTAAAGAGGATAATGTTAACAAATGGCTTAATGGAACCTTAGAAGTTCCTACAATAAAAGAGATATGGGATGATCTAATAAAACATTTTAAAGTGTTTGGTGATTTAAGTGAGGAAATATATTATTCTACATTAGCACTGTTTGTGATTCAATCCTGGGTTTATGAATTACTACCAAGTGTGTTCTTTGTTTCAATACAAGGACAATTTGGTGGAGGTAAAACTGTTTTAGCTGAAATGGCTATTGAATTATCTAAACATGGTAAATTTGCAAGACCTTCTGAAGCATATATTGCAAGAATGTCTGATGAACAGAAAATATCATTATTTGTAGATGAGATTGATTCTTTATATGGAACTGAGGATTCAAGTGTTTTATCTATTCTAAGAACTGGATATAGAAAAGGTGCTACACATGATATATTAGTAAAGAAAGGAGATGGATGGGAACCTGAGGCTTTTGGAACTTATGGACCTAAAATCTTTACTGCACATGGACAAGTAGAGGATGCTTTAATGTCTCGTAGTTTACCAGTGTTGACTACAGAAAGTGATTATAGTCAACTAGCTATAGTTAATTCTTTTAGGTCTAAATATACCTCTTTTATATACGATAAGCTATTCTTTTGGTATATTAATAATATTATTACAGTTGACTTAGTTGACCAAGTTGACTATGCTGGAGATGGACAGGGTTATACGAGGGATGAGATTTACAAGTCGGCTTCCTTGTACGCAGAAACAGGTCAACTTGATGAACTGGGGCAACTGAAGGGCAGAAACACCGAATTAGGCTTTGTAGTGGCCAAAATCATCAAGTTAATAAATAGCCAAAGTCAACCCGGTTGCCCAAACGAAGTCAACCAAGAGGGTAAAGAAGCTCAAAATGGCTTTGGATTTAAAAACATGATAACTAAGATATTTGATAATAAGAAGGAAATTGATGAAGAAAACTCAGATATTGGTGCAAAAGGACTTATGAGAGATTATCTATCTAAAATGTTTGATAAAAAGAGAGATATGACTGAATTCATAACAAAAGAGGGATTCGTTAAAATAGCTAACAAAGAGGTTGTAGATGGATTCCAGAAGTTCTGTAAAGATAAGCAGCAATTAATGGTTCATACCTCTCAGATTAAAGGATTAATGAGAGAGTTTGGATTTGAGAGGCCTAATACAATTAAAAAGATGAAAGTTAGATTACAAGATGAGTCTGGGGCTAAATCAAGATTAGCTTTAATCTTTGATTTAAGAGTATTAAGGAAATTAGGCCTTAAAGTTGAGAAGATAGATGTAGGAATTAACAAGTTCAGTGAGGAAAAGGTTTAATTAAGACACAATAATGTACTTAGGAGGTATAAAATGGAAAATGTAAAAATGAGTCAGAAAAAAGAGTTGAAGAGTTTAAGAGAATATAAAGAGATGAATGAGAAGTCTATAGCACAGAAGTCTTCTGAATTTGCAGTTAAACAAGCAACTATTAACATTAAAGGTGCTTGGAGAAGATCTTTTTTTCTAAGAGAGCAAATAGATAATAATAAATCTTTAGAGAAAAATGAGGCAATGGTGGATGGTATTAAACCTATATATGAGATAATTGGTGAATATGATAAGATTATGTTATTTATTAGTTCCCTTAAAGCTCAGATGACTGATGACTTAGAGATTAGTGAGAAAACTGTTGAGGCTCTAAGAGATGAGGCATCAGAGGAATATAGTAGAATATGATGGATGAAGATTGGATTGGTAAGGCAATAATAACTACTGTTATTATTTTACTTATCCTTACAATTTATTTATCTTTAAACTAAAAATGATAAATGAATGTTTAATATGTGGTGAAGAAATAGTTAGAAGAACTAAGACAGGTAGTAATATCTTAACAAAGAGGAATGGAAAGAGTGTTACCTGTTCAAAGAAATGTTCAAGAAGATATACATTTATCTATCGTAGATCAACAGCACCCTATCAAAATAAGATTAAAGACTTACAAAAAATAGTAAATAAAGAATTAATTGAGGCAGAGAATGATTTAACTAAAGTTAAGGAGGTTTAACAATCGGTCAAGAGGAAATAGTTGAGTTTTTGGATAAGTATCCAGATTCAACATATAAAGCCAGAGAACTAAAAGAACATTTTATGCAAGGAAACTCAATCTTTGTAAACTTAAAGAAATTGGCTAATAATGGAGATATTGGATGGAAACTAATAAGGTTAAAGAAAGGCCATCAAAGAAGGATATTAATATATTTTTCAAAGAATAGGGGGAAAAAACAAAATGAATGATGAAATAACACAAAGAATCGGTAGGGTTCAAACAGCAGAGAAGAATATACAATTAAACTTCTGGATAATTGGTTCTGAATTAGTTGAGATTAAAGATGCTACACAACATGGAGAGTTTGAGAAATTAATTGAGGATAATTTCACCTTTAATAAGAGAACAGCTCAAAGATTTATGTTAATAAGTAGAAAATACAAAAACGACAATGTGTCGCATTTGGGTTTAAGAAATGCTTTAGATTTAATAGAACATGTTCCTGAAGAAGAATTAGATAAAGATGGTAAAATAGATATTGATAATTATGTTGAGGGTGAAGAGGAAGAAGATGATGATGATTACTATGAATATGAAGAACCTAAACCATCTCAAAAACCAACAGTAGTTCTACCTCAAGAAGAAGAGGATAAGATAATTGAGGCAGAGGTTAATCAGAAGATCCAGGAGTCTAAAAGTCAGAAAGGTTATTTTCAATGGGTTCATAACCAATTAATATTCTACAATTTTAGACTACAGAAATTAGTATCCTACATTAATGGGATTAATTTACCTGATAGAAAGAAAGAGTTCCTTAAATTTAAAGGTAGAGAGGAGATTGTTAGAAGAAGTAAAGAGTTTAAAGAAAATATAAATAAGATGGAGGATATAAGTTAAATTTATAGGAGAGCTTTTGGGATACCCCCTTTTAGCTCTCCTTAATATCCAAAATGGTAAAAGAAAACAAATCAGGATGTAAGTATTGGGATATATGGATATACAAGTTTGGTGGAAAGAAACCAAGTGATTTTGTAAGTGGATTAGGTAAGAACATATCTCATATGCTTGAACCAGAGTGTTGCTATAAAAAAGACTCAACTTTATGTCCAGATTGTTGGGAATACTATATAGGGAAGATGAAAAAATGATGGCTACAATAGTAATAGATAGAAAAACTTTAACTATAAACCACCTTTATGGGCAAAGAGGATTTAGGAAGTTCATTAAAAAGGAAGGTAAAGAGTTAAGAGAATATATCAAGAAGTGTGTTAAGGCTCAATTTGAGGGTTTAATCTTTGAGGATAAGTTATCTGTTACGATTAGAATATGTGAGGATTGGCTAACAAAGAAAGGTGAGGTTAAAAGAAAGGATTTAGATAATAGATGTAAGTTTCTTCTTGACTCAATATTTTCGGCTTTAAATATAGATGATAAATATGTTTATGAGTTAAAGATGTGTAAAGTTCAATCAGATAAAGAGAAAGCAATAGTAATAATTGAGGCAATACAATGATACCAAAGGTTGCTACAATAGATGATGTAGAAAGAAATCCAGAACACAAACAATACATATTAGAACAAAGACATAAGTGGTTAAAAAAGTGTAGAGATAGAGATAAGAGAGAATTAAGAAGGCATAAAGCAAGAATAGATAACTTCAAGAATAGAGAGAAGTTAAACGAATATAAGAAAAAAAGGTGGAGAAGATTACACCCTTTAAATAAAAAGAATTGTAATTTTTGTAATGAAGAATTTATAGGTGGAATAAATAAACTTTATTGTAATGCTAAATGTCGTGTTAATGAAAGGAGAAGGATTTATTTTTCAAATAAAGTTAAAATTAAAAAGTATTGTTTATCCTGTAATGAAGAAATGGAATATCAAACACTTCAAAAGAGATATTGTAGTAAGAAGTGTGCTAATAAAAGATATAATGAAATAAAAAAAGAAAAAGAATTAAAGAGAATTTAATCTCTTTAATAGTTCTAATGATTTCTCTACTGCTATACCCAAAGCAGTATCTAAATCTTTTAAGGCATCATCTCTTACCTTAATACTTTTAACATACCAAAAACCTTTACTTGTTTGAGCCACTTCGGTTGTATATTTAAAAGTGTGTTCTTGATACTTTTCTGTATTTTCCATTTTATCCCCCCCTCTCTTTTCTTGTTATTTCTCTATGAATATCTAAATGATAATCACAGATTAGCAAATCACTACATCTTGCTTTTCTATCACAAAAATATATGATACATTTATCACTCATTTTTGTTTTCTTCTTTTTTCTTTTCCTCTAATAGTTTCTTCTTCATATCTTCAATACCTAACTTTACTTGTTCTATTGTTTGTCCTTCATCAATCCACCTTAAAGCCATTTTCCTTAACTCGTAAAGTTTATGATAAGTTTCTATTGTTGTTTCTTCAATTATATCCAAATATTCTCCAACCTCGTTCTCATCAACTGAAATTACTACACCTAAATCGGCAGTTTCATAATTCCCTAAATTTATCTTTCTTCTTACTTCTATGCTATTTATTTTTTTCATTTTCTTTATACCCCCAGTATATCTAATTCTTTGTTTAATGCTTTTTGTTGTTCCTTATCAAAACTATCCCAATATTCCATTAGAAGATGATATGCTTTTTCATATTTATCCATTTAGTAACACCCCCTATCGTTTAGGCTCTCAACATAATGGTTGAAAGCATTTAACAAGAACTCATCAAAAGGAACTCTCTCATCATCTTCATCTAAATACTCGTTGTTATCATCATATTCCTCTTTAACATCTTCTTCATTTTTCTTCTTCCAATCCTCAAAGTTCATAGGTTTCTTTTTATACTTGAAATCATATTCATCATACTTCAAGAAACTATGTTGAGAACACAAAGATTTAATCTCATCTTCAATTAATTTAAGTTTAGTATTATACTCATCAAAACTTAACTTAAAGGTTTTAGTTTGTAGATAAGATGTATTTTTATATTTCTTACTTTCCATATAATCTAAACTTCTTCCATTAACTAATCCCTTTAAAGTGTTTATTTCATTTTTCAAGAACAAATATCTAATTACTGCTTTATCTTCTTCTTTGGTAGAATATCTTTGTGTAGATAACTTCATAGCAATACACTCTTTTAAAGTCATACCCAATTCTTTCTCAATATACTTTTCTGCTTTAACACCAATATCAAATTCAATATCCTTAAACTTAATATCTTTCTTCCTATAATTTATTCCTCTACTAAAAGAACTTAATTTATCTTTCCTATTAAATTCTCTATAAACATCAATATCAAAAAATAATCCTTTACATTTCTCATCTAACTCTTTAAGAAAATCTTTTAATGTAGTTCCATAACAACTATAACCTAAATCAAAACCTTCGTGTTCTAATTTAAATTCCTCAAACTTTCCCTTTAATGTTAATTCAGTTTTAATATGTGCTTTTATTTTCATTTTATACCCCCATAGTCTTGTTCCCCTTTATAATTCTTCAACATCTTTCTCATCTTTTCAAAATCACTTTCATCAAGTAGAATATCTGTTGAGAAATTAGTTTGTATATCTTCCTCAAAGATTTGATAAGCATTATCAGTATCTTTGGCTTTGAAGTGGAAGATAATAATATCTCCCCTATCAAAACTTAATACATACCACTTACTCATCTTTCTTCTCCTCTTTTTTCTTATCTGCTTTTGGTAAAGGCAACAGAACAATAGCAGTATCATTTACTTGGATAATCATTTCTTTATCCTTACTCTCTCTAATGATACACTCACCTACTTCACCAACTACACTCATAACTTCACAAATTTGTTTGAAGTTAAATCTTGTATATTCTTTCCCATTAAATCTACTATGGGAACACAACAATTTAGTATTCGTTTTATCTGGAACACAAATTGTTTCGTTAGTGGTTTTCAAATCATACTTCATAGCCATACTATCATTTGGATGTAGATTGTCGGCAGTATATTTCTTTACCCATTTCAATAAGGTTAGATTATTCAATAAAGATTTAATCCAACCCAAATTCTCTTTGTTTTCATTTATTTTTTCCATTTTAGTTTCCCCCTTTATCTAAAAGTCGCAACATTAGTTTTTAGTGCGACTTTGCGACTTTTTGATACTTTTTCAAATATCTATAATATGTCGCTTTATGTTTTCCTGTAAGTTCTATGAAGGAATTTACTCTTTCCTTAACACTTGGATATTTCTTTATCAAATCAAGAATAATCTTGATATTCTCATCTCTCTCAATCAATTTCAATCCTAAATTATACCAATCATTAGGATATTTCTTGTATAACTCGGTAATTTTCAATAAATCCCTAAAACTGAAATTTATCACACTATCATCAATATTTTTATTGAAAAAGTCATAAATCTCACTTATCTCATCATCTTCTAACTTCGGATAATTGAATTTAATTATCTTTTTAGTGAAATCTAATTTCTCATCATTACTGAAATTAATTGTTCTAAATATTACTCTTGATAATACACCCTCATCTAAATGTTTTCTAATATCATTACAAAGAACTACAATTTTTCCCTCAAAATTAAATGATGTAGGAACTTTTAATTTATCAGATGTGCTTTCATATTTGATAAACCTCTTACTCTCGGTATTTAACAAAGCCCTTAAAATCGCAGTTGATTTTTCATCTTTCCATAATCCACTTAAATCATCTAAAAGGATTGTTGAAGTTCTATTGTTATACAACATCATATAGAAACTTAATGGGGTTGTAAAAGAGTTCAAATAAACAAAATGATTATTGCTTTGTTTTAAGTGTGATTTAATTGTGATTGATTTACCTATTCCAAATCCACCCTCTAATATAAATCCATTAATTTTCTTACTATCTAAAACTAAATCTAAATATTTTAGAACATCAATATATTTATCGTGTGAAACATAACTATTAATATCATCATAAAATTCTTGTTCTGCTATGATTGTTAATTTATTTAAAGGATTTTTTACTTCATCCTTTCCTTTAATGACTTTACTACCCATAGTTAAAGTATTTTTCAAATTCTTTAAATCTTGGATTTCATTTTTAGGTTTAACCAAATCTCTTATTTCATCACTCAATTTTTTACCCTCTTTAATTTAACATTATTTTTTAAATTCCTTTAAAAAATCTTCAATATTTTCATACATCATTAAAAAATCTTTATCATCTTCTCTCAATATGTCTTTAAATTTTTCTTCCATTTTAATAAGTAGTTCTCTTATTACAATCTTTACAATCATAAACCTCAACCCCATTTAATATCGCAAATAAATAAACTCTTTCACTTTCACAATAAGAGCATAATTTAATTTCTTCTACTTTCATTATCTATTTACCCCTCTAACCCATCTTTGAAATTCTCTTGTGTCTAATTTCTTTAAAAAATCTTCTGCTTGTTTTTGGGTATGGAAATATAAAATATCTCCCCAGTCAATTACATCTTCATATTCATCCAATATTTCTTCTCTATATTTATATATTTCATTTCCGTCTAAAAATTCTATTATCCACATTATCATTTTTCTACCACCTATATTCTCTACTTGATATAAATTTATTATATTCTTCTTCACTCATAACCTCATCATAAGTGCTACTATATTTACAAAAATTACAAACATAATCTTTGTTATTCCAAGCTTCAATATTTTTACTTTTACATTTAATACATATCATTTCAAAACCCCCTTTAATTATTCCCCATTAATACATCTAATTTTTTATCATACTCAACAATTTTATTTAACTCAATATTTACCTCGTCAATTATTTCCTCGGTTAAATCCAAATTATCTTTAAATACCATAATATCACAATAAGGTAAATCCTCGTTAAAATTAATAGAAGATATTAGTTTTTTAATTACCTCTTTTCTTGTCTTGAATATTTCCTCTAATTGTTTCTCTTTATCAATTACAAGAGTATAATCTTTATTATACATTTAAAGCACCTCCCAATAATCCATTAAAGTGTTTAGCAAATGGTTATAATCCCCACTCTTACACTTATTTAAAACCTCATCAATTTCTTTACTATTCCAATTCTCTCTCTTTGCTTGTTTTGAGAAAGCCCTCATTAAAGCAAAAGCATTATCATTTAATCCAATCAAATCCAAATTAATCTTTTTATTTACCATTTATCTACCCCCTTTATTCCTTTTGGTTTAAGTTAGTGAGGGGAATAAAACCCCACTAACATTTATATTTAATCTAAATCTTTCACTAAATAATTATATCCTTTTGGTAGGTTATTAACATCAATAACACAACCCCCTTTAACTTCAATCTCAATAGTTTTCATTTTAAACATTTCCAATTATGAAACTTTCATCATCAATCATAATTAATGTTGTGTCGTTTTGAATTTCCTCAAATACTGCTTTGTTACATTTCCAATTATGAAACTTTCATCATCAATCATAATTAATGTTGTGTCGTTTTGAATTTCCTCAAATACTGCTTTGTTGTAATCATCTTCATCATCATAATCATCCCTTTCAATATCTGAATTATGTTCTTTTAGATATTCTTTAATATTTTCATATTCTGAATATTCACAACACAAAGAAATTATATCCAGTTCAATAACTGAATTAGTTTCTTCTTCATAACTTTCAAGATAATCATATAAAGCCCCTTTACCCTCATAACTAAATTGGTTTTCCCTACCCATATCCTGAAACCTATCTATAAACTGAAATTTACTAATTTCTTCTTTCATTTAAATCACTCTCCTTTTTTTTTGGTAATCTTGATATTTCTTCAACTTTATCTAAATCAAATTCTTTAACTTTATCCTTTAATTCTTTTAAACTTAAATTGTTATGTTTCTCTTGATACTTTAAACTTTGTTCTAACTCATAAAAGAGCAAACTCATTTTATGATATTTATCACTTAACAACTTTATTTTTTTAAAGAAGTTCTTTTTATTATACATTTTTAACCACCTCTTTATTTTCATCTTCAACCTCTAAACTAATATTTATAATTGATTTATCAGTTTCAATTAAATATTTTTTATCTTCTTCAATCTCTTTAAAATTTAAATTATCTAAACCAATCCCATAAGTATTAAACCATAACATTTTATATTTATAATCTTTATAGAAAGTTAATTTATCTAAATTCCACATCTTGTGGTAATCACTATCTTTTCTTTTTACATTTAATATACATTTCTTTAAATGTATTTTATTCTTTATCCCATTAAAACTTAATTCTTTCATCTTCAACCCCCTTTATACTTTTTAAATTTTCAATTTCTTTTTGTTTCATTTTGTTTTTTTGTTTTGGTTTTTAATAAAAAAAAATAATATAAATAAATTCGTGTTTAATACTCACTACTCAACATTAAAGTTTCATTTGTGTAGAATAAGTTTAAATTCTTTTTCGCATTAGTCCAAGCGTATTTTTGCTTATATAAAACTTTTTCGTTTCCATTTGTATAAATAATTGTTGCTTTTTCATTTTCAACAATTAACTTAATACTAACAAAATCTTCTTTTCCTAATTTAAATTTAAGAATAGCAAGGCAATCAGTAACAACCCAAGAATAACCATTTCCACCAATATACCTAATTCCTTCTGTTAATTTAACATTTGGATATAAAGAAATTTTTGAAAATGTTTCACTTCCACAAAAATAATTTAATTCCTTCAAATTTAAATCCTTTAATTTATTCATTTTTTTCATCTTCAACCCCCTTTAATAATTTTTTTCTGTCTTCATATTCATAAGGTAAGCAAATATGTATAGGTAGATTTTCTGCTTGTTTTTTTGTTAAAAATCGTTTAAATCTTTTTCCATTTTTAACATTTACTAAATCACACTCAACCAATTTTTTTCCATTTTTCACTTTATTCATACCCCCTAAATTTCATCCATTTTTTATTATATCCTAATTCTTCCATATAATTCATAAATTGTTTAAATTGGTTAAAAGATAATTTATTTATCATTTCTTTTACTTGTATAAAATTCCCATTAACTTCACTTTCATTTATGTAGTTAAATATATCTTCAATACAATTATATTCCATTTTTTTAATATATTTTTTACTTATCATTTTTCAAACCCCAATTCTTCGGATAAATCTCTCGCTACTTCTTCAAAGGCAAACCAAGAAAGTAAATTCTTCTCTTGTGCTATATTTTCGGCACTACCATTTAAAGAATTAATAAATAATGGGCGAGTTTCTATTCCAAATCTATCCATATTTAAAGTAATCAAATCCTCGATTTCATCTTCGTAGTTATCAAAGAAATCACTTGTATCTTTATAATAAATTAAATCTCCTATCATACCACTACTACAACCACCATAAGATAAATCTTTAAAGAAGTCTTTAATATCATCATAGTTATTAAATTCCTCTAAAACATATTCAACCACATATTTTTTTAATGGCTTTGATGTTGTTTTTAATTCCTCTAATTTAGTTTTTAGTTTATTATTTTGTAGTTTATTCATTAGAAACACCCCTTTTCTTTTCATTTTCTTCAAATTCTTCAATTTCTTTTTTATCTTCTTTTAATGCTTGAATAAAGTTTTCTTTTTGTTCTTCACTAAATATAAAGACATTTGATAATATATTTAAAATACTATCTCTAAACCTCATATTATAAAGTGTTTCATCATTAAAAACCCTTAAACTTAATTCATCCTCGCTATATTGTTTTAAGTTTTCCATTTTTGTTTTATTCCTACCTCTTTAAAGTCGGAGATAATGACTTTTATTTAATCAATAAAATCTATTGTAAAATTTATCCTTTTCTTATTTGTTGGATTTTCAATATAAATAACTTCTTCTTGACTATCTTCTAACTGAATAAACTGAAAGTTTGTATATCCTTTACTTATAAAAAAATCTCTAATATCTTTAAACTTTAAATCGTTCTCTTGTTCTATTTCTTTAATTACTCTTTCGCAATCGTTCATTTTTGTTTTATTCCTACCTTATTTAAAGTCAAAAGGTTTAAGACTATTTTATGAATATAAAGGGTTTAGGTAATGGATACAAAACCCAAACCCTAAACCTTAACCCCTCGCGATTTAATCAAGCATAAAGTTCGTTTTGTTCCTCGTTAAAATCCTTATATTCTTTGTTTATGTATATAATCCTCATTTTGTTGTTATTAAGTAGTTAAATTCACTTCCTAAATCTTTTAAGCTTTAATTAAAGGTTTTAAGCTTTAATTAAAGGTTTTAAGCTTTGGATTTCTTTATGAATATTCGTTAAAAGTTTTTTTTTCTGAATATTAGTTAAATCTTTGTTATCTAAAATCTGATTATTATAAATGTTAATTATCTTTCTCGCTAATTCGGTTAAAGTTAATTTCATTTTAAACACCCCAAAAATAAAGAAATAAAAGAGATTTGGTTATATTCCCCTTTCGTTAAAACCATTTCTTTTAAGGTTAAAGTGTTTTGATATATTGCTATATCGTAACTCGTTGGGATATTATTATTCATTTTGTATATAATTATTTATTTCTCTTGATTTCTTGTCGTCTTGTTTAACACAACAATCCTTAAAATCTTCATCACAGGTTTTTATATGGTGTTCTTTTTCATTCATTTTTTAACCTCTTGATTTATTATATATCCGCAAGAGCAAATTTCATAATCTCTTGTTATCTCAATTTTTACATTACATTTACCACAGGAAACAATCATTTTTTACACCTCCCTATATCTCTTAATTCTTTTCCTCTTTCATATCCGATTAACCTTTTTTTCTCTTTCATATAAATGATGTCTATTAAAAAAAACATTCCTATATATTCATCGTTCTTATATAGGTTAAAGTTATCGGTTGGCTTACTATTTTTTATTTCTTGTTTTATTGTGTATTTTGTGTTTGGTGATATTTCCTCTTGTATTATTGTTTTTTCTTTTGTTGTATCTTGACTATTCATTATAATACCCCTCTTTCTCTTGTTTTTTAAGTAAGTCAAGTATATCAGTCATAAAAATATAATGGTAGAACTTATTATTTTTCTTAATCATAAATATACCACTATCTTTTGTTTCTTGAACTAACTCATAAACATTTTTTGAGTAAGCTGTTTTTATTGTTGTTTTTTCTTTTGTTGTATCCATTTTTTTTTTACCTTCCTTATTGTTAGTGGTAAGTTTTGCTTACCCTACTAATTATATATTAGGAAGTATTATAAAGGTTACTATTGTTATTGGAGGGTAACTAATTCTTATGTTCTTACTGGGGGGTGGGGGTAGATTATGGAGAGGGATATTTTAAGATACCAAGTTCTTTTAAAAATATAATATTTTTCTAATCTCCATAGGAAATAGAGGTAAGGTATAAGAGAGGAGGATAGAACCCCCAAAAAGAAAAAAAATACTTCGGCACACCTAAGTATGAAATTTAATTAATTCATTAAAGACAACATCCCCATGATATTCAACCATTTCATCAGGTGTCTTAAAACCACTCTTTAAAGCAACTTCATTTAATTTATCATAAATATCTTTTTTAATAGTTACCAACATAGTTTCATTTGAAGTCTTATTTATTACCCAATCACCAAATTCAAAAAGTCCATTATTCTTTAAGCTTAATTTTTTATATCCCTTCTCTTTAAGAAATTCTAATGTTAGTTTTATTATATCGTGTTTTTCCATATCATTCATTTTATCACTCCCTTAATAAGCTTTAATTAACTACTCTTTATAAGATTTAAACAAATTTCTCTATTCTATCAGAACCACAGTAGGGACATTTATTAGCCCCAAAGTTTGTAAAGGTATCTCCACAAGCATTACAATCATACTTTAAAGGGGAATTCTTTGTCTTTAGTTTAACTTCAGATACTATACCAGCATATACTGGCCCACCCTCAGAACGAACAGCACTATAACAGAAATTAGCAAATGCATCAGCGTGATCATCATGCATCCTATTCTTCTGTAATTGTTTTAAGTGTCCAGCATCTGTTCTAGTAAAGGTCAACCCCATCAACTGTTCCTTAAGTTGTGGATATATACCATATGGCATTCTTATCCTACCCTGTTCAAACAACATTTTCAAATTGTAATATACCTCACTCTTTTGAGGTCCAGAGTATGTTAGCTTCATTACCTGTCCCTCAGATAATATCATCTTATCCTTTATTAAGTTCTCAGCTATACTATCTCCTACTCCCATCTTATCATAAGCTAACTTAGCAAGACTATAATTATTATTTAATCTTTTTATCTCATCAAAGATAATTCCTTTCTTTACCCTCTTAGGAAACTCCATACCATAGGTACATACAACGATAGGTGGTTTACCATCCTCTCTTACAACATGTCCACCATACATAACACTTAAATCTACATCACGAGATTTAGTATCACTACCGGCTGTATCAAGTCCTAAGAATAAACTTTTCGTTGGATCTACACCAAACCTTGTATCCTTACTTAAGGAGTTTGTAAACTCTTGTTGTGTTATAAATCCACCCACCTGGGATACAAATAACGCAGCATACTCAGAATCAAATCTTATACGAGCCATAGATAGTTTTTGTGCATCATAAGCCTCTTGTGTATTACCTGGTTTTGTCCTCCAATCAAATCTATAGTGAGAGAACCTCTTATCATTCCACATATTCCAGAATACACCCTGTTGCCCATTAGGGCTTGAACTTGAGATAATCTGTCCCATAGTTAAGAAAGGATGTTTCCTTAATCTTGTAGCTGCAACTGTAGGTTCAAAGATACTTTGATACAGATACTCTTGATCCCTATCACTCTCTTCTGTTCCACCCTCCCAGAAAGCATTCTCATCTAAAGGAAGTAATGTTGCAGAGAAACCTCTACCCCTCTCAGTTGGGGGCATACATCTTAATTTTGATAGACTTTTATTATTAGGCCTTATATCCATCTCCATTCTATTTTGTACATCACCAAGCATATCATCCCACCCTGGAATATTACTTCTTCTTATCATACCCTTAATATTATCAAGTAATAGTGTTGCTTGGTCTTGAGATCTTGATACCATCACTACATTAGCGTTTGGTACAAAAATTGCGTGATGTAATGATTTAACTGATAACATAGTGGTTTTACCAATCTGTCTTCCTGTACTCATTTGCACATGGGGATTTTTATCATTAATAACCATATCTTGATGTGCGAATAGTTTTAATGGATTATCCTCCTCATCATTAAGCATAGCATAAGCCCATATAGTTGGATCTGTAAATAATGCTACATCTTTAGTTTTATCCCATAATTTAAATTTAGAATTAGTATATTCAACATCTTCCTTTGTTATTCTCTCAACTACGTGCATTAGGTTCCTCTTCCATCTTTTTATTAAATAGATGCATTATATCTTTAACACTTGCAGTTACAACTTGCTTCTTCTCTCCATGTTTCATTTTATGAAGTTTCTCATTAGTATCAATTATTAGTTTTAGTTTATTCATATCCTCTGGATCAAATTGTTTCTTATCCTTTAACTTCTTAATTAAGTGAGGCTCCATATTTAATTCTATCATATCCATTATCCTCTCCATATTGTATATCTCTTTAGCTTTCTTTGTAGTCTTAGAATTCATCCAAGAGGTAAACATTACCTTAATGATATTAGCTCTTTTATCAACTGGGTTAAATCCAGCATCAAGCATTGCATCATCAAGTAGAGATTCTCTTGCAGTACCTTTAGTAGTATTAGCGATATTGTTTTTAACTTTACCCATATCTGTCTTAGGTCCAGTAACTTTAGAATTAACATTCTTCCTCATGTGTTCTGCAGTCCAATTTCCGTTCTCCCTCATCTTACCCATACCATACTTAATATTAAATTATTTATAAAGATTTACCTTTTTACATAATCTTTATATACTAACGAATTCTTAAGGATTACTAAGAAAATGTTAGGATTTACTAAGATAAAGCAAGATTTACTAAGGATTTACAATAATAGACACTTCTTGAAAGAACATATCTTCTTACAAAAGTTAAATACATTTACCAAGAAGTTAAAACAAAAAGAGCAGAAGACACGAGAGTTTATTGATAAATATATGTTAGGTCGTTACTTTAAGATCTCAGTCAGATATTTATCCAAGCATATATGGAAATTGACTAAGTGGTCTTTCTTTATTACTATTAATGGTGCTTTAATATACACAGCATACTTAGGCTTTATAAATCCAATACACTTTACACATACAATATTTGCTTTGGGGTTATGTTTATGGATGCCAATAACATTAATTAAAAAAGCTTATAAACAAATGCATATGGATAGAATGGAGAGGGTTAGAGCCTTACCACAAGCTCAATCCATAAAGATATAAAATGTTTGTAGAATATAAAGAAATCTTCAATACGCCAACAACGGCACAGAAAGGAGCACCTTTCCTTAACGAGTCTATGCCTGGAACAGGTATGGGTAATGTTACCTCTCAACCCTATGATTATAGTAAAATAGTATCTTATATTAGAAAATCTTCTGAGTGTTTAGGTATCTTCAGAACAATCATTACTGATATTGTATCTGATGGTGTTTTCTTTGAGGCACACTTTAAAACTGGTGTTAAGAACAAAAATGGGAAAAATAAAGTTAAAGATGCAGAACTATTCTATAGAGAACAACAAGTAAAGGAAGAGACTAAAGCTGCTATGCTTGATTGGATGATGCTTGGTGATTGTGCTATATGGAATGGATTATCTAAGAAAGAATTAAAAGAGTGTTATGCTGGAGGAGGATTAGAATTTAAAGAGGATGAGGATATGAGTAGTTCAAGGAAGTTTAGACATGTAGCTTGGTCTACTATGAGGATAAATCACGATTCAAGAAATATTACTGGATATAGTCAAGTAACTGTATCAGGTGGCCCTATTGCAGACTCACAGGGTAACCCTATACCTGGTAAGTTCCAAAATGGACAATTTGTTTTAAACAACTGGGATACAGAGACGATAATGCATGGTATGTTTATGAGGGTTGATGGTAAGGTTTATGGATACACACCTACTATAGCTATAATGCCAGAGATTTCTACATTACAATTAATTAAGGATTATGCCGGAACTTTCTTCCAAAATAGTGGAATACCTGATTGGATGTTTATACTTCCAAAGGAAATGGCTGGGTCCCCTAATATTACTGAATTAGAACAGAAATTAAAGATATGGCAGAACTCACAAGATAAACATAGGAACTTAGTCTTTGCAGGTGAAGTTCAACCACAGAAGCTAAATGAGTTTAGACAAGATATGGAGTTCAGGCAATTAGCTGTTTACTATACTGCTATCATGGCTTTCGCTTTTGGGTTACCTATGGGTAAGATACAATCCATATTAGGTATGGAGAATACTGCTTCAGATTCAGATATGGCCTCAGAGTCATATTGGAGAAATATAGCAGAAGCACAAGATTATTGGGAGAACTTACTTAACTCACAATTCTGGATACCATTCTTTGGAGTGGAGATGAAGTTCAATAGATCCTACTTACAAGATGAAATAAGAGAATCACAGAATAGACTATTCCTTATAGATGGATTAACTAAATTAAGGTCTATGGGTATTAAGGTAACTGATTCTTATATTAAAAGAGTTCTTAAGATGAAGGATGAAGATATTAAAGTTATAGAGGAGAATCCTGAATTTTTAGGTGGAGGGGGGTTAGGTAGACAATCTTTTTTACCTAATAGCCAGACTATGGGTAATGCAGAACTTAGCCAAAAGAAGACTCAAGAACAAGCAAAGAAGCAAGGAAAAGAAGGTTTGAAGAGCAAGAACACTTAAAGCTAATCTTTATAAATGAATTAGATTATCATATTTTCATATGCCAGATAAAGATAAAGATTTAAAGGCTAAAAATAGTTCTAAGTTAAAAGGTAAAATAAATCCACGAACAAAGAAACCTTATACATCATCCGAGATTGCAGAGATTACTGAAAGACAATCAAAGATGAAAGATAATAAAGAGTTTAAATATATTAAATATTACTTTATTAATTCTGGCTTAGAGATAAAAGAAGAAGGTAATGATTTCTATATTGAAGGTTTTGTATCCACACCTGAATTTGATGGTGAGGGTGATAGATTCTTAGATCAACAGATGATTGTTGACCAACTTAATAATAATCCTGAAGCAAAGATTGGAAGCCTACATCACGATAGAAGTGGTTCTGCTTTAACAATGACTGAAGAAGCAAGACTTGTTGATGGTAAATCTTGGATGAGGGTTAAATTAAATTCTCAACATCCACAATTTAAATCAACGATTGAGGAAGTTAAAAATGGTGCTATTAATGGTTTCTCTATTGAGAATAAACCCTTATTGTGGGATAAGAACGATACCTGGAATGAAGAGACTCAAAGAGGAAGGGATATTACTGAGACACATATTATGGGATATGGCTTAGCATCAAGACCAATTAATCCAGGAGCTGAAATTACAAATTCATATTTTAAAGAATTCAAAGAGGGTGAAAATAATAATTCAAAAGTAGGTAGCAACTCTATAGCTGGGAAGGTAAATAAAATGGCAAAAGAAGATATTCAAAGAAAAGAAGAAGCAGTTGAAGAGACTGTGGAAGATAAAGTTGATGATGCTCCTGAGACTCCTACAGAAGAAACTGAGGAAGATAAAGAGTTTAAAGAGTTCAAAGCTTTTAAAGCAAAGAACGCAAAAGCTGCTGAATTAAAAGAGACAGCTAAAGCAGTTAAAGAATTAATCGAGAATAAAGAAGGTAATGTAGCACCTGTGATTAATCCTGGAATGCAATTTGATACTAATACAGAATGTAAAGAATCTAAAGCATATAATGATGCTATGAGTTTGGAAACTAAAGAAGGGCTTTCAAGTTCTAATATCGTTGATATGCAATGGAAAGAAGCAAATGCTTTGGTAAATAAATACCCTGGAATTGCTTATAGAAGTGGAATAATGGGAAGTAGAGAATATAAAGAATCTCTACAGCAAGTAGAATATAAAGCAACATTAACAAAGACTACTTCAGAGGCTTCTCAGTATTACCAAGCAGTAGCAGAATTAAATGATATTTATGACCCTATTATTTACAGCACAATGAATGATGAAGTAACTACAGTTAACTTAATAGAAAATATAAATATGTCTGGAAGACAGATGATTCAGTTCAGAAATCTAACTGCAGGTTTAACAGCAGGTGGATATAATGAAGGGGAGTTAACATCTGACTTATCTACATCAATAACTACTATTAAGAAAAACGAACAGGACTTCGCTAACTATGCTGTAAGGTATGCAATGACTGGTCAGATTATGGCTTCATCAATGGGTGGAGGTATAGGTGATTTATTCGGTATGTATACTAAAAGGGCAGCTGTTGATTTAGCTAAAAAAATTAATGAAGATTTTATTAGTGGAGCAGCAGGAACTTATAATGGTTCTGATGACAGATATATTTTAGGAGCATTACATATTTGTGCATCTACCGGAACAATTTATGGAAGAGCAAGAGCAAGTAATACATACCTAAATGGAACTACTACTCCAGCAGGTTCTACAGATTTAACACTTGCACACATAAGAACAGCAAAAAGAACTGTTGTTAAAGCTGGTGCAAACTTGAATAACTTATTTATTTCAACAAGTTATTTCCAAGCAGATAGGTTAAGGAACATAATGCAGAACCTACAAAGAATGGTTCCAACATCTTCAAGAGTAGGTTTTGAAGGTAGGATAGAAGTTGATGGTATACCAGTATTTGAAGATCAAAACTGTGCAGATGCAAATCTGTTTATGTTTGATAGAGAATCCTTGAAAAGAGGAACACAGGTAGCACCAACATTAACTGAAATGGGGATTACTGGGGATGCAAGAGAAGCATTCATTAAGACATACACTAACTTCTTCTGTAGAGCACACGGAAGACAATATGCATATACTGGTTTCACAACCAGTTAATTGGAGGTAAATAGAATATGGCAGTAACTAAAAACTGGGATTTGAGTGAAGGATTATTACCCTTTATGCAATTCGTAAATGTAACTACAACAGGAGCAAGTGATACTTTTGTAAGTAAATTCAAAAGTGTTAAAGGTTGTTGGGTAGATAATGAGACTACAGAGAAAGGTGTTAAAACCTCAAAGAGTGGGGGTACTATTACTATAACATCTACAAGTGGAGATACACTAAATCTATTGATTATAGGAGATTTAAATTAAAATGGGGTCAGCAATAGCCTCATTTGATTTTGAATTCCCTACATGGAGATTTAATGATAAAGAAGTTGACAGAAGTAAAACAACTTGGTTTAAGGAGGGTGAAGAATTACCTTTACCTCTTGTACTAATTTTAGAAAGGGGCAATCAAGAATATGTGAGTTATCTCGATGGTAAAAGTGGTAGAGTTGATGTTGCGAAACCTAATACAGGTAAGATTCATAAAAAGGCTGTGCCAAAAAAGGTAGATGCCATAGTTAGGAAGAAACAACCAAAGCCAAAACAATATACCGAGAAAGAAGCATATTCTCTTAATAAAAAAGAACAGATAGATTTATTAACTAAAAGGGGCGTAGAGAAAATAGGAAGAATTGAAAAACAAAGGGTTGAACAAATCCTGGAGACCAACTAAACATGGTATCAGCATTTAAATTCATAGAACACATACAACAGACATTATCTGCAGGAGCAGAACTAACAGTTCATAAAGGAGTTGGAACTAACGACGCTAATAATGTTTATCTAAACTTATATTCTGATTCATCTTTTACAAATTTGGTTTTGAAGGTTTCTACACCAATTTTCATTACAGACATTAACGAAAACGAATTAGAAGATGCAATAGTTGTAGATGAAGAAGGATCAACACAAACGGGTGGTTTTAAAATAGATTTTAATAAAACTGTTATGCATTCATTTACATCATTAAAATTATTAGGGGGGGCAGCTGATTCTGTAATCAGTGTGTTAATTATATAATGGCAGGAGCAAGAAGAACAAACTATAATTTATCAGTTGAAGCAACTACAGGTTCTCAATATGATATTGTATCATTTAAGAATAGATCTAATGGTGATACTTTTAGAAGAATTAAAAATAAACAAGTAGTGCTTACATCTACTAAGAGGGCATTAGTTGATTTAGCAAACTTCCCAACAAAAGTTCAAATTGGAGATGTTATTGAAGTTAAAATAATTGGTACAGTTAAGTCAGGTAGCACAACACATACAGTAGGTACATCTGGACAAGGAAGTGTTGAAGTTACTACTGAACCAAACCCAACAGGAGGTACAAGTATTTAAAATGGTAAAATCTCAAATGAAATCATTATTAATAGTATTTTTTGCAGCTTTACTTTTTATAGGTGCAGTTTATGCAGTATCCTACACAGTTAGTGTAGATAATAAACCAATATCAGCAGCTTGGAGTCAAACTGCAATTTTATATTCAAATATTACACCTCAATATAATATGCAAGGTGATTCATGTACACAAAGAACAAATGTAACTGGTGATGGATTATCCGGAACTTCTTATAACGTTACAATGTTTGCTGAATTCTTTGAAGGAGGAAGCGACGGAGTATTCGTAGAAAATATTACAACTTTAGCTTACATAGCTAATGGAACTATAAATCAATATAATATTACAAGTGTTGGAGAGAGTCCAGCAGAGGGTTGGGAGTATTATTGGAAATTTACAAACAATTCTGTTATTACAGATTACTATGCTAATTGTTCAAACATAAGTTTTACAAGTGATACTTACACATTTAAAGTAGATACAATAAATCCTGTAGTTACTGTTAATTGGCCACCATCTTATACAACAGCTGGTAATTTCACAACAAACAGTATTACATTTAATGCTACAGCAGTAGAAACTAATCCAAATAATGGTGCTTTATACACAAACGAATCTGGAACTTTCATAGAGAATAATTCCTTTAGTTATACTAATGATACAGAAGCTGGAAACTTTGTAGTTGATGGTTTCCCAGATGGGTATATATCTTATTACTGGAACTTTACAGATGACTCTGGAAGATTAGGAAATAGTGCAACAACAATATTCTTTGTAGATGCAACAGCACCAACATTAGAAACAGTACTTGCAAATAACTCCTGGAGTAAAACAAAGTCTACTGCAATTACATACAAACCTACAGATGAATTCATTAGTGAATGTTATTTATGGTTAGATACAACACAAGGTGGACAAACCTTAGTACTTAATCAAACAGATAGTGCTATTGAATCCGGAGCAACAAATACATTTACAGTTGCATTAGAGGATACTGTTTACGAAACACCTTATTATTATACAATAGGTTGTGTAGATAGTTTAGGAAATGCTGCTACAAACCTAAGTGGTTATGCAGTTAATGTAGATAGTACATTCCCAACAATACCAAGTTTAACAATTCCGTTAGCAAGGTATCAATCTGATAGGCAACCAAACATTACTCATTTACCTTCAATAGAAAATAACTTCTTAACTTATGCATTAGAGATGTATAACTCAAGTGGAAGTTTCTTTGGACAGGTAAATGATTCAACAACAAATATGAGTTATGGTACAATCTTCGCAAGTAATCTTGCTTGGGAAATGAACTACACTTATAATATGACTGTATATGATAGAGCAGGTAATAGAAACTCTACTGTATTTGATGTTAACAATAACACAGCATGGTATGCAGCAGATGAGACTTGTGCAGTATTATATGAAGGATATAATTATTGTGGTGTAATTAGAGATAGTACACCTGCATTAAATATAACATTAGGAAGTATAGCAACTGAAACAGATGCAGAGATAGTATACATCTTTAATAATTCACATAGTTGGGTTACATATGTAGCTGGAAGTTCAACAAACCAATACTACAATGTATCAAGAGGAGAAGTAATAGTTGCTTATATTAATAGTACAACATCACCTTCTAACTGGGAAGAAAGATATTGGACTTGGAATACAAGTATGAATAATGAAGTACTTGGTGATTATAACTTATCAAGAAGAAATAATGATGGATACCAATTAGTATCTTTAGCTATGAACTTTTCAAGGATTAACTTTACAGAATTACAGATAAGTTTTGAGAATGGAGATAGTCCAGATGGTACTTGGAATGCAGATAACAATACACAAATGTTATCATACATCAATAACTCAGCATTAGGAGATGGAAATAATAATAATACCTTTGTTCCATTCAGAATGTACTGGGATATAAATGATGGAATATCATTAGATTATGGTGAAGCATGGTGGGTTAATAATAAAAATGAAACCATACCAGGTGAAACAGTTTGGAACAGAACTAAAGGAGGAGCAGGATAATGAAAAAGATAATTCCATTTTTAATTGTATTTATGTTTATGTTAAGTATAGTAGTAAGTGCTGGACCTTCACCACCTTATGTGTTTCAAGTTGAAGTTACATCTGGAGGAGTTGCGTTAGATGATATAATTGTTAAGATAAATAATATGGATTATAAACCTGATATTGAAGACTCTTTTATTACTGAAAAAACCGGTAGAGCTATTTTCTCATTAAGTGAGGAAGGAAGGCCATACACAGTATTAAGTTATGAATATAATGCAAGAGGGGATTATGGAGATAGAATAGGTGTTAGAATATGTCAAGAAGGAACAGGTGATCATTGTTATACTTCATATGAAATAGGAAAAGAATGTCCTGTTGATGTATCATGTTTAGTTAAGATTGATCTTGAGAAAGGTGCAATCGTTATAGATAAAGATGGTGTTGAAAGAGACGCTGATGATTTTAAAACAAAATACCAATGTTGGAATGGTGCGATGGTTTGGAATGAAGCTGATTGTACTGAAGAACCAAAAGATGATGATGACCCAGAGGAAGGGGGTTCAGCTTGGTGGTATAGTATTTATGGTGCTTTAATTGTTCTTGTAGCAACAGTGCTTGAAAGCAAATACAAATGGGGTAAGTCTTTTATTGGCTTAGTTAAATACTGGGCTATTAAAAGGAAAGATCCAAAGAGAGCAATGAAGATGTTAAAGACAGCAATGAAGAAAGATGAAGCAGAACATTATAAAAAGAAAAAATAAATAAATAAGCAGATGAATGAGACAAACAAACTGGCTAATCGTTAGTACTTTAATCGTAATAGTTCTTGCTAGTGGAATTAAATTATATATTGATTCAGAATCATTTGAAATTAGATTACAAGATGATAGTGTTAAAGTAAAATATAACAATGGAGTCTTTAAGTTATATGATGGAAGATATAAGGTCCTGGAGAACTACTACTCCCCGGAATGTTATGATAGGGGGTACAAGAAGGTCTACAAGTCAAGAGGAGAGAAGTATGATAATCTTTCTTATTATAACGACAATTCTAATCACTATATTAGTCAAGTTATACATTATTCTAAAGGGGATTTAGTTAGGAAGTTTGTTATCAATGATAATAAAATCAAAGAGGCTCTTGAATGGATTCCAGATGATGAAGATAGTAGATGTAGAATCAGATTAAAGTATTCTTCACTTGACCTATTTGAAGGGGATTTAATTTACTCAAAGAATCAAGAGAAGTTTGATTATAATACTGATTTAGAGAATGATTACAAATTAGATTGGGCTGTAGATTCTGAGAAGATAAGCTATGTAAGAAGATATGATAATGGTAGATTAGATATTATGACATTACCTTTTACAGGAACTTTTGATTACGACCCCACTATTTATTTAGGTGAAGAATTTACTCAGAGTTTAGAACAACAAAATTCCTCATGGGTTAATACTGAATCTACATTAAATTATAGGGATTTTACAGTATCAAGGACAAACTCAACCCTTTATTGTAATAATGCAAGTTCTATGTTAAATATAGATACTTATGATTGGTATAAAAATGATATAGCACAAGGAGTGAATTCTTCAAGTTTTTTATCAAATAATTTCATGAAAGGTGATGAAATATATTGTCAAAGGAATGGAATCAATTCCACAAATAGATTTATTATAGATACAACTATTGGAGATTTTAGTAATGGAACTACTAACTTTGGAAATTTAACTTTTGAAAGTGGAAATGTAACATTAAGTCATGATGAGAATAATTTAGTTGATACATTATTATTAATGCATTTTGATAGTAATTATACTCAAGATTTTAACTTAACTGATGATGTAAGTATATATGATAATAATGGATATTGTTATTATTTATCTGTTTGTCCTGAGTTTAATTCTTCTGGATATATTGGTGGAGCTTTTGAGTTTGATGGTGTGAATGATTATATTAATACAAGTTCTGATTTTATAGGAATAAATACTGTAACAGTTTCTGCTTGGATTTATGTTGTTGGTTGGGGAGAAGGTAATCGTGGTAGAATTATAGATAATGGTAAATTTTATTGGTCTGTTGATAATAGTGGAACATTTGAAATGTCTTCTAATGGTGGAAATACAAGAACATGGGCTGGAGGACCTATTAGTTTAAATAATTGGTATCATATGGTTCTTGTGAGACATAGTTCAGGACTTGCTGATATTTATAAAGACGGTGTTATGATTCGTTTAGGAAAGAATACAGGTACTCCAGTAGTTGGAACTAAAGAGGTATTTATTGGAAGTTTGAAAGGAGCTAATACTTTTGATGGTAAAATTGATGAAGTAAGAGTTTGGAATAGAAGTTTAACAGCAGATGAAATAAGAAGAGAATATCAAAAGAACATAAAGAAAATACAACCTACTCTTAATAACTACGAACATAATGCAACTTTCACATCTGAAATATTTGATTTAGGAAAGAATCCAAATATGAGTGAAATAAGTTGGGGACAGGATATACCTCATAGTTCTTATTATTTCCAGGATGGTTTAGTATTTGGTTGGGATGGGGCTGTTAATTATTCTTATGTAAATACCTCTATTCATTTAAATTCAAGTGGAGGGGTTATGATTGGAGGTAATACTTCCATATTCCCAGATAATAATGCTACAACTTTTGATGGTGTGGATGATTATATTAATACATCTTTAGATATTAATTTAAGTGGTAATGATTTTACAACTTCTGTTTGGGTTAAAATTAATGGTGCTAATAGAGATTACGCATTTACACAAGCACATGCTTTTGGTTCTTATGCTTCGGATTGGATTATTCATATAGATAATTCTATATTTTGGATGAGGAGTGTAACTCTGGGCCTATTGGGTTCTTATGAAGATGGAGAATGGCATCATTATGTTATGGTTTGGGATAGAGGTTCTGAAACTTATGAAGGATTTGTAGATGGAGTGAGTATAGGAACTTCTGGAACTGTTAGTGGTTATGGTGGTTTAGGAAATGTTAAGATTGGATCAAGAGGAGATGGAGCTACTGCTTTCTTTAATGGAAATATAGATGAAACACATATCTGGGATAGGAGTTTATCGGCAGGTGAAATAAACCATATGTATAATATTTCTAAAAATAAATATCCTATTGTTTTACAAACAAGAATGGGAACTTGTTTTGTTGGATGTAATACATCTTTGATTGTAAATGAAGGTAATTTATCTTTTGGGGATTGGACAAACTCAACAGGAGGAGATGGATATTACTTAAATGCTACAGGTGAATTAATAAACTCTACATATAATGGAACAGATGCAAGATATATTCAATATAGAGCTTTATTTGAAACTTTAGATACAAATGTTACTCCTAAATTAACAGATGTATTATTACACCAAACTGATTTTAAAACTAAGATATTTGCAAGTGAACCTATTGGAAATTATACACAACTTTATCCAGAGACACTTTCAAGGATACCTTACAATTTTACATACTTTAATCTCTCAGATTTATTTTGGTTAGATTGGGGTTATAATGATGTAATAGGGGATAAGGATTTAGTTGCTTATTGGAGTTTTGAGGATAATTGGAATCCAAGAAATGGGACAAGTGAAGCAGTTTCAACACCAACTGCATTACCTGAAAATGCACCTACAAATGTAACTGGAAAAGTTAGACAAGGAATTAGTTTTAATTCAAGTAAGCAATATTTAGATTATGGAGATGATGAGGATTTAGATATTAAAACATCTGATTATTCAATATCATTATGGTTTAAACATCCAGAAGCAAGTAGTTCTCACTATTTTATAGAAAAATATGCATCATCTTTTGGGTATAGTTTTAGAATCACAAGTTCTGGTAAAATAGATGGTTCATTTGGAGTTGGAGGTAGTACAAGTCTTACAGATTCAACTACACTTGTAGATGATAATCAATGGCATCATGTTGTATTTACTATGGATAGAGATGGTTTATTTAAATATTATATCGATAATGTTGTAGATGCTTCAACAACAGATATTTCAGGAAGGACTGGAGATGCAAGTACTACAGGTGAATTACAAGTAGGTTCAAGGAATGGTATATCTTTATTTAATGGAACTATAGATGAAATATTATTTTATAGCAGACTTTTGACAACTGACGAAATATCTAACCTATATGATAAAGGAAAATTATTATTTGAATTGGAATTTAAAAATGATACTGCAACTTTAATTAATAGTAATTCTACTAATTGGGAATTTAATTATACTGATAGTTTAGCTATAGCAAACTATTCTTGGAGAACAAGATTATATGCAGAGACAACAATAGCAGATGATATATTTGAGAATCAATATTCAGATTGGAGTAGTTATTCTTTCTTTAACTTTACAGGAGAACCTATAATTAATTTCATAGAACCAACAACTACAAATGCTACACACTTTGATACAACAGCAATATGGGCTAACATATCTTATGATGAGAATGCATTAATACCTGTTAACCTTACATTTAGATTATACAACTCAACAGGATTACATAACATAACAATTCAGGATAGTAGTTTCGGTAATTGGAGATTTATTAATTGGACTGGATTAAATGATGATGATTATATATTTAATGTAACAGCAACGACAATATATAACACTCAAGGAAGTACACCAACAATTTTTGCAACAATAGATAGGATTCAACCATCATTTAATGTTAGAGCACCAAGTTCTGATAACTCTTCAATCTATCTAAATGGAACAGGGCAATACACTTTAAGAATGAATATAACTGTAGAGGATGATAACCTTTACTTTGTTAATCTTACAATCTTTAATGTAAGTTCAGGTAATCCAACCTATACAAATTCAACCGACGTAATTAACCAATCACAATTTAACATTACAGATGTAATTGATACTTCTGGATATGCTAATGGATACTATAGGGTTTATGTAAGAGCAGAGGATGATTTATCTGATAGTCCAGAGTTACCAAACTTTAAAGCAAAAAACGTTTTCTTAAATCCGTCAAAGACAGTTCTTGAGGATGGAGATAAATCCTTTACAGTTGATTTAAACAATGGAAAAAATATTGATAAGGAAGTAACTAACGACGGTAAACATATTAAGATTAAATATACTGTAGATAATCCTGGAAAGACAAGGATAAGATATGTTATTGATGATTATGATTTCATAGAAGATAGAAGTGATAAGTTCCCACTATTTGTAATTAATCATGAGAAGTATCTTCACTGGAGAGAAGAGGTAGAGAATGGATTTAATTGGCATATAACTCATAATAAAAATAGTGTTTATATTGATGTATGGAAGGATAGTTATAAAGGAGAGAGGATAGAGTTAGACCCACAATCAGGTGGATTAAATATAAGAGAAGAGAACTATTTATTCTTCTTAGATAATGAAGCTCCATTACTAACATTAACTTCACCAGTAAATAATACATACATTAGTGAGACAAATGGTAACTTTACTTTCTACTTTAGTGATGTCTATGGTGGAAATAATACAGATACAACTAATTGTAGTTTATACATTGATGGTGCATTAAACACATCTGGATTATTTAATGTATCAAACGTAACAGACCAAAGACAATTTGAGGTAGATGGATTACCTATTACAAATACTTTCCTTTGGAGAATAGATTGTTTTGATACTGGTTTCCACTTAAATCAATCCGAGACAAGATTAATTAATTCAGAAATAAAGAACATGACTTGGATGATTTGGAATAATACAGGATGGTTTAACTTCACAGACTTCTGGTTAAACCCTACTTGTGAGATAGAGGAACAAAATTGTACTGAGGCAGAAATACAAAATCAAGATACTGGAGCTTATTCAATCGTAAGAGAGAATGAAACTTTTACACCTATCTTTAGATTTGAGAATACTGGTAATACTAATATTATTAATGTTACACTTAGATTAAATGCAACTAATAATAACATTGTTGTAAGAGCAAGAGATACTTGGAATACTTCAAATGCAGTTAATATATCAACAGAATATACACAAGTAAACTATAACAATACAATAATTAAACCAGGACAATTTGTATATGTATGGCTATATTTT